TTGTTCTTCCTTTGTCATAGTTCCAATACGATTATGTTGCCCCTCATTTCGGGTTTGTTCTCCAGTAGAATGTCGGTGTATATCTTGCACTGCTCGCGGGTGCCCTCAAAGAGTGCTTCCTGTGCCGAGCCGTTCACTATCGGATAGACGGCCATGTAACCCAGCCTTCGGTGCTCGTCGCTTATCATGCCCTTGACATTCTCCAGCCAGTCGTGGAATGTCTGCCACTCGTCGGCGTTCTTCACGCTTTCCTTGCAACAATCCAGCAGTGAGTCACGCAGCGTCGTGAGCCTGTTGAGCTTGCTCATGTTCTTTACCTTTGTCATTGCCTTTCGTCTAATAATGTTTGTACTATTGCCCGTTCTTGGGCGTAGATGTCAAGTTTGCGACTGACGCGAGGCGACATCTTGAAGCCGTTGAACTCTCGCGTCCTCAGTACAGAGGCTTTCTTCTCGATGGACTCCAGTTCCTTCTCCAGTTGCCGCGTCGATTTCTTGCTCATCATCGTGCGGAAGTTGTCGAAGTCCGATGGGTGATTATACCTTTCCATTTGGTGGATATTGTTTGTCGATTTTCTCTTTCAGTTCTCCGAACACCCGTGCAACCATCCGTATCTCGTCTTCGTTGCAAGCAGCTGGCTCACCTTTTCTCAGCAGTCCCCAATAGACGTTTCCGTTCAGGTCGCCGCTTATCGTGATTTTATAGTCTTGATTAAACTTTGTCATAGTCCGTTCTTTTCTAAACATGTGATTACTGTTAGCATACTTAATCCCAGTTCGTTGGCTATCTCCCTAACGGTCATGCCGTCAGACCAACACTCGATAATATCTTCTTCATCCATTATTTGTCCTCCTTAAAAATTTTATCGTAACACTCAGCGCAGAAGTCATTGCCCTCGCTATCGGTGCAGAAGTCTTCCACATCTCTGATCACCTTTTTGCAATGGGTGCAAATGCTAATAGCCTTATCCATCCGCTTCACCCATCTGATAGCAGCGTCCCAGCCTTGCATCCATGCCGCCCAAGGCGTAGGGTGCATCTTTCGTTTCGACTGCTGACAGATGCGATAACGCGCATCAAGCAGGAAACTCTCGTCTATTTCGTTGATGTTCATAGCTTGTCGTTATTACATTCAATAAACCGAAATGCTTCCTCGTCGTACTTAAACCCAAGATACTTTCTCACGAAGTCCTCAAAGTCCGTGATGTTCTGCATGTGTTTATAGCTCTCAGGTGGTGGCACCTCGCCAACCTTCAGTTGTTTGTGCCACTTACTTATCAACTGCGAATGAACATTGTCGAGCCAATTCCCGACACTATCGAAACTTGTTCCGTGAACCTGTATCTTAACAGAGTTCTTCGGCACGAACTCTATACCGTCTATAATTACCGTCATAATATCAAATGATTGTGGGAGGGTTGCCCCTCCCGTTTGTTGTTTAGAAATTAAGAGCCACCATTTCTTTATCGTCGAATGTGATACCCATTTCTCCAAGTCTTTTGATTGTGGAACGCTTGGCAGCTTTCATGCTCTTGAATACCTTGCCAATGCTAAACATGTATCTTCCATCGTTGTTTACAAAAACCTCAATCTCGTTAACTCTACCGCCATTTGCAAAGAAATCAACTGAAATGGATTTGTTGTTGTTTGAAATGATAGTCTTCATAATCTTGGTGCCCTTCCGGGTCTTGGGGTTTAATTTGTTATTTGTTTCTTTTTCTGATGCAAAGATACGACAATTATTTGAAATGCACAAGTATTTACGCATTTATTTTTAGTTTTAGCGTAATTTTTTATGCTTTTTCTTGTCTTTTTGCATAAGATAACCCCAAATTGTAACCTTAGAGTTTACAAAACAGCCCCTTTTTGCATAATTACTTATTCGTGTTAATCAGTGATTCATCCCCTCATACCGCTCATACAGGTCGAGTGCCATGATGATACTTTGAACTAAATCCACCTTACAGCTATCTGTCTGGCTTCTTTTTATCGGTCGTTTATTGGAACGTCCATCAATCTCCAAAACAGCATTACCAAAGCACCACGGCCACATGGGACTCGCTGAGTACGAGATGAACGGCACGGGGGCAAACATGGCCGCATAGAGGTCGTCGGTCGGGGCATTGAACTCCGAGTTGAGCTGCGACACGACTTGCACGTAGGGGTCGGGGTTCTGGATGCCCATGTTCGACTGGAGGAAGGCCTTCAGGGTGTTAATCGGGTCTTTCGACTGATACTTGTCGTAGCCGAAATACATGAACTGACAGCCATTGCCCAGCAGCTCCGCCAGTCGGTTGACGAACAGCGACGACTGGAACACGGCTCCTGGCGAGTAGTGCAACCACCCGTCTTTCACCCACTGCTCGTACAGCGGACGGATGGCACTCTTCTCGGCGGTCGATTCCTTCACCCATGCGTCGTAGTCCGCAAAGAACTCGGTGCCTCTGCCTGACGGATGCTTACGAGCTGCGAGATATGCCGCTGTATGCAAGTCGTCACCCTGCGAGAAGTCCAAGCCTGTGAATATCACCCAGCCTTTGTCCTTGGTGCATTCGTCGATGCGCATCTCACGTTGCAAGGGTCTGATTTGCTCCGCCTTGATCCAATCGACCACCGTCGAGCCTTGCCACATATTAAAATCCTTCGTCAGCACCTCCTGCTTCGTGTCGTCCGTGCCGGTGGCCGCCTCGTGGAGTCGTTCGCGGTAGTAGGTCGGCTGCACCGTCGTGCCTATCGAGCGGTTACATTTTTTGAACAACTCAGTGTCGTTCAGCTTCTCGAGGTCGTCGGTGATTTCCGGCTTGTCGAGTTGAAGGAGCATCGCCGTCCAATAGTCTTCGGGTGTGCGGTGCGGCTCGCCCAGGGGGTAGTCGAGTTCCTGAAGCAGCGAGGCTTCCACCTGTTCCAGCTTGGTCTTGTACGGCCCCGTCTGTACTTTTCCGGCGGTGGTAGTATGCAGCAGCAGTTTTTCACGACGCGGCCCAGTAGATCCCCAACAGGTCTCAACCGTCGATTGCATGTCACTGGAACCATTGATATAGCGTGCCTGGCCGTGCTCATCAGCATGAACCACCGAAGCATAGAGTCCATCCTTCGAGGTCTTACCAGCCGACATGCACTTGATTTCGCCTTTCATTTTGTGACCGCTCTGCCAGTTCATGCCGTTTCTGGTCATGCGAAACAGCTTGCCGCCCATGCGGTTCGTGCAAGTCGGGTCAATCTGCATGGCGAACTCCCTGATCGCCTTATATGCTATCTGACTCTGCTCAGATGAGTTCGTGGCTATCAACGCCTGACCGTTGACGTCACCGAGGAAACAAACCTCCACGAAGTCCACAGCCGCACCGAGTTCCGTTTTTCCGCTTTTACGAGTCAAAAACCAATGGCTTTCCTGTGTCAGTCGGCGCGTGTCCCACACCACACCATCCTTCACCCACTCCGTCGGGAGCAGCGCATCGCCCTCGTGGTACTCACGCTCCATCGACACATCCACCTTGAAGGAATAGATGCAAAATATCATCCACGCCTGAAACGGCATCAGTTGCACGTGCATAGCTCCGCGAGGGGTGGAGAACTTCAAACCGCCTTTTACGTGCTTGCCGTTCTTCCAGCTTCCTTCAATGGCTCTGAGTGTGCGCTGCACTCGTGGGGTGTCCATTTCGTAACTATCCATCAATCTGAGTGTCTTTCGGATGCCCAAAAGCTCATACATATTGCTGTGTGAAGCGTGGTTGCTCAGAGCATCCTCAATATACACCATCAGTCGAGGGTCGCACTCGTTCAGCCTGTCTGCATAACAAGCAAGTGCATCGCTGATGTCAGCAATGCACTTGTCTTTCTTTCTCCAATAGTCTTCAAAATCTTGCATATCTCATTGTTCTTTGTATTTCCAACAATAACCGCCGGCGGACTTGTATTTTGACTTTCCTTTGCATACTTTGATTATAGTGCCAGGGTCAATCCCAAGTTCATAATTCACTGACCACACACTCGGCCATTCTTTCACAAACTTACCATCGAGCGTTAATTGAATAACAGGCTTTCGCTGGTTCTTGTGTAACCTATCTTGGCATGTTCCGTACATACTATTCTCACGTCTTGTTACCCATTCTAAATTATCAGCTTGGTTATTATGTTTGTTTTCGTCCTTGTGATTGACATGTGCTCCATCGAAATAACCTGGAACAAATGCTCTTGCCACAAGACGATGAACCGTAGCCTGAATTTGCATTTGCTCCTTGTATAAATGCACGAAAAGATAACCACTTGTGATCGGTAGTTGTACCAATATACGCCCTTTGATTTTATACTTGCATAAATGCTTGTCTTTCGGATGCGGGCGAATTGCTACTCTATCAAGTGAGCGAACCCTTCCGAGGTTGCTCACTTCGTAAAGTCCTTCGTAGCCTTCAATGTCTTTCCAAATCTCTTCCATAGTTCCTACATTTGATTGTCGTATTCCCAGAACGTATCACGCGCCAACTTAACGGCTGAATCGTCTTGGAACTTCTCGAACAGCATCCACAGCAATACGCGGGTACTTTTGATGAACTTGGAGAGGTCTTCGATGGTGCCTTTCATCTTCTTAGCTCCGACTGGCAGAATCATGTTGTCGTTGTCGTTGGGATCAAGCCCCGCGTTGTGGTCTATCAGCGTCAGGGCGATGGATGCAAACGTTTGGTTGACCACGCTCATGTTCTCCGTCAGACTTTCGTAGGTGACTTCATCATGAAGGGTTACAATACCTTCGAGTGCCCTTGCAATCTCGCTGGCCTCCCGCTTTACGAACTCAGTCATCAACAGATGCGCTGCGTTGCGCTCGTTGATTTTCTTCATTACTGCTTCGTTACTCATTTCACAATTGTTTTTGACAAATAAACAAAAATGACCGCACTACGAGCTGTCAGGTACAATTGTGCAATACCTTGGGGGCGTTTCCGCTGTCCCACTCGGTTACGGTCGTTTATATTTATCCTGTTTGGGCAGAAAAATATTCCGCTGG